GATTGGACGGGCGACGTTTCGCTGCGCGCCGGTTTGGAAGTCTCCCAGCGGGCTTTGGCCTATATCATCGGTGGTTATTCGTATGCCGATTATGGCGTCGATATCTCTGGTATTGGCGGGCCACCGGACGGATCTTATAGCCAGGACTATCACGGCTGGCATCTCGGAGCGGGTCTTGATGCGCTCATGACCGATAATGTCTTTGTCGGTGTTGAATACCGCTACACGCAATATGGTGGCGAGAACTGGGGCGTGATGGGTCTTGACGTTGAGCCGTCTTCGCATACCGGAAGGTTGCGTGCTGGGTTCATTTTCTGATATAAGGAGTTTGATGCAGTCCTGCCTAGCCAGCAGGGAAGACAGGCGGACTTAGACCAGTAGGCATGGCGCCGAAGCGGAAACCTGTTGTCTGCATCAAAGGTGCGGCATGCGCTGGAATATCCCAAGCTATGGCAGACGTGCCATCCATGGGCCAGGGGCCGCACCATTCAATTCAGCGCGGCGGCGTGGAAAGCAGACACGCGGGGAATGGAAACAAGGGCTGCCGCCGAAAGAACCTAGACCGGCAGTCGGGATTTCCCCCGTCAAAGATGGTTCTAGATTAGCCGGAGTAGCGCCCGGCCCGCGCTGATTAAAGGTTTAGGATCGGAAGCCCAGGCCAGCCTCCGGGCAATGACGGTAAGAGGATGGTGCCCCGCCGGTGCTAGGGGCTATGTGTAACACTGTCCTCTTGGTAACTCTGACCGGGGGAGCCGTCATTCAAGGAAAACATCATGCCCTTCGAAAAGACCGGTAAAGACCAATACCGCAGCCCCTCCGGCCGAAAATACACGGGTAAACAGGTACGGATGTATCGCGCGAATGATGGTTTTCCTGAGAAGGGTGTGAAAAAGGTCGCAAAGGCAATTGCGAAAAAGGGTAAGAGTTCGAGATCAGGTTATTGAATTTCACGGAGGGAGAGAATGGGAACGTCAAGAGGTAGTTTACCACCAAGTCCAGCGGAAGAGAAGACTGAAATAGCCTTTGTGATTTTGTTCGGCGCGATATTCGCGTTGTTAATAGCGAGTGTAATTATCTGGGCAGCGTGGCTGTCTGGTGGCTTTAATGGCATTCTTGCGTTAATCATAATTTGTAGCGGATTAACACTGGCATTCTTTGAAATCAGGCGGCGATTATAAAATGGGCCAGTCATCGGGTCGGTAGCCGGAAAGGTAAACCTTAACGAGCTCGGCGCGTTCATCGCCTAATGTGCGGAGACCATTCTCAAGGTTCCACATCTGTTGACGGCGACCGCTGCCCTTGTAACGTAACATGGTCGCCATCTGTTCAAGAGTGAGGCCCAGCGTGAGCCGAGCCTCTTTCAGTTCGGTAGGGGTCATCTATGAATCCTATTGAAGCTAATAGTGGCGGCACTATTCCTAGGCGTTGAGGGGCGCTACAACGCAGTGAATGGGGCTATTATGCCCCATTCATTTTTTCGACCCACCTTGCATCATATTTGCTAATTTCAGTTTTACCAATTGCCCGATAAGCGGCTGCTAAAACATCGTAATCTTGATAAGAGTATTTGCATCCATTATTGCAAAGGTTCTGAATTGATTTAATGTGTGCGTTTTGCAAAGGAATTGTACTGTCAAGCTGGTCGATGATGTCAAGAGCAGTGATTCTTTTACCATTTGCGATGCTAAGGCCGTAGGTCATCTCTATCTCCTTGCTATGATCTACATATAATGCATGTGCATTACAATGTCAAGGGGTCATAGTTACCAAGTCCGATGCGGCGTGTAGGATTCGGCGGTCTTGCTGGGTTGCGCCTTCATCATGTTAACGTTCATTGCAAACCGCATTGCGTCATCATCACGGGGCCATTGTTGGCGGCAATTATTTAGGAAATCGCAGCGCGTCTGGCCGCTGGCATTTTCCCAAGTCTGCCGGGCTGCCTTGATCCATGTTTCGCTAAGGTCACGATCAACAAAGATGAAATCGGCACCGAGTGAGATTTCCTCACCATTGTGCATGTGGGATTTGCCGCCTTTATAATCGGTCATGCCGTCAAAATAACCGCCGGCCAAGGGGCGCAAGATATCGTTGACTGTGTTGCCGGTCGGACCATCTGTCCAGCGGACCCTAATGGAAGCGCCGCCAGCATATTTATGTGTGCGGACTGAGAACTTGATGCCGGGGAAAGCTTCTTTAAGAACCTTGCGGATGATTTTGGCATGTTCGGCTGCATCGATATAATGGGTCATGTCTATCTCCTTTGATGATTGATATATAATGCATGAGCATTACAATGTCAAGTGGGCCCCGGCAAAAAAGTTCTATAAGGAAATCAACAGCTTAGATGTGATTAGACATGCCATTCCAAAAAGGTAACAAGCTAGGCGGCAGAGCAAAGCACGAAAAGCTATTTCATGACATGCTCATGTACGCCATACAGGGCACGGAAGGCGATAAGGCAGAGCTGCGCAAAATAGCGCAGGCATTGGTGAGGAAAGCGGTTGATGGTGACATCGCTGCAATCAAAGAGGTTGCGGACAGATTGGACGGCAAGGTGCCGCAAACACACGGTGGCGATCCAGACGCACCGTTAGAAGTGATTTTGCGTACTGTGTACGAAGATAGGCCAAATGACGCTGGAAATTGAGCGTCGCGTTAGATGGTATCAACAACCGTTTCATTCATATTTGATTAACACGGAAGCCGCTAGAGCGATCGAGATAGCGCATCGCCGGTGGGGCAAGGACGAAATTGTCCTAAGTGCAACGTGTGAACTGGCGCATCGGCGCATCGGATCTTATTGGCATTGCCTGCCTGAATATGCTCAGGGTCGAAAGGCGCTATGGACGGCTGTTAATGCGCAGACAGGCCGACGACGAATGGATGAGGCATTCCCGCCGGAAATAAGGGAAAGCACGAACGACAATGAAATGTTTGTGCGGCTCAAGAGCGGGTCAACATGGCAGATTATTGGTTCTGATCGATATGATGCAACGGTGGGCGCCGGGCCTGTCGGTATAGCGTATTCCGAATGGGCGTTAGCCAATCCATCGGCGTGGGCGTATCATAGGCCGATGCTGGAGGAAAACGGTGGTTGGGCGGCATTTATCACAACACCCCGTGGGCGCAATCACGCTTATTCCATGTATAATATGGCGCGCGATAATTCGCGTTGGTTTGCTGAAGTCTCGACGATTCAGGACACAAGGGCATTATCCAAAGAGCAATTGGATGAAACGCTTGCGGAATATGTGGCCTTATATGGTGAGGATTTAGGGCGCGCTCAGTATGAGCAGGAATATCTGTGCAGCTTCAATGCAGCGATTCTCGGGGCGTTCTATACCAGAGAAATGCTGGCGGTTCGTGATGAGGGGCGAATCTTCGATATCGAGCCTGTGCCAGGCCAACCGGTTCATAGGGCATGGGACATCGGCGTTAGGGACGATACGTCGATCTGGTGGTTCCAGGTTGTTGGTGGACGGGTTTTCATTTTCGATTGCTATACGTCAAGCGGTGCCGGCGTCGATCATTATGCGGAAGTCATAGAGGGCAAGCCATATCAGGATGGCACGGATTATGTCCCGCACGATGCCAAGCAACGCGTGTGGGTAATGAAGGGTGCCAAGACAGTGCTAGAGGCCATGATGGATTATGGCTTGCACCCGCAAGTGGTGCCAAACTTTTCAAAGATGCAGGGCATACAGGCGGCTAGGACAACGCTAGCAAAAAGCATATTTCATCCACGCACTGAAGAGATAGGCATAGCAGCTTTAGAGCAATATCGTCGTGAGTGGGATGACGAAAAGAAGACATTCCAGGCTAATGAAGTGCGGGATTGGACAACACACTTAGCTGATGCCTTTCGTTATCTAGCTCTTTCATGGCGAGAGATTCGACCAGAAGAGCCAGAAATCAAACGAATCCAGCGCCGCAGCCAGGTTGTTCTGCCCGGCCCACCGGAACCACGATCAAAGACAAGAATTCGGGTATAATTGATGGCATATGACGATCAACCGCAAGAGCCGCCGCTTGAAATGGCGCTGGAAAGCCGTGACGCAAAGCCATGGCTGGATCTGATTGCGGATGCCCAGAAATGCTTCCAGCATTATCATGACAAATGCGACAATATCGAGAAGCTATATGGCGACCTAAAGGAGCTTGCCGAGCATTCCACAGAGCGCGAGTTTCAAATCTTTTGGGCAAATCTGGAGGTTCTGAAGCCGTCATTATATGCCCGCCCGCCTGTCCCTGTCGTGATGCCACGGTTCAAGGATTACAAGGAGTTACCACGAAAGACGGCAGAAATCCTTGAGCGCACGCTTATAACATCCTTTGAAATAGAAGACATTGACGCGACTATGAGTTTAGTTAGGGATGATCTGGCCTTAACGGCGCGTGGTACGCCTTGGTTGAGGCTGGATGATGCGAAAGGCCAGAAGGTTCGTTATGACCATGTGGACCGCAAGGATTTCCTGCATGACCCAGCGCGCAAGTGGAAGGAAGTGGACTGGGTAGCCAGACGGGCATGGTTGAGCCGTCAGCGGGCCGTAGAACGCTTTGGAGAGGGTGTTTTAGAGGCAAACTTTGATCAGCGTGGTTTGCAATACAGTGAAGGCGAATCGCAATCAGAACGCAATGACGAGAGTGACTACAAGGGTGAGAAGAAAGCCGCTGTCTGGGAGATATGGCACAAATCCAAGAATGTCGTGGTTTGGGTATCCAAGGGCGTTGAGGACATTCTAGACGTTCGTGAGCCATTCCTTCAGCTAGAAGGCTTTTTCCCCTGCCCGAAGCCGGCTTATGGCACAATCCAGACAGGCACGCTCATTCCAATACCGGATTTCCTGTATTACCGGGATCAAATTGAGGAAGTTAACGAATATACCGCTAGGATATCAGCGCTATCAGAAGCCTTGCGAATGAAGGGTTTCTATGCGTCGGGGTCCGAAGATGTTGCGGAAGCCATTGAAACGGCTATGCGGCAGATGGACAACAATGCGCTTTTGATCCCTGTCTCTAACTTTGCAGCCATGGGCGGGGCGTCCCTTAAAGACAGCATCATCTGGCTGCCGGTGACGGAAGTTGCGCAAACCATCGAAAATCTAGTCGCGCTTCGGAAGCAAACAATTGACGATATCTACCAGATCACCGGGCTTTCCGACATCATGCGCGGTGATACGGATGCACGGGAGACATTAGGAGCACAACAGCTAAAAAGCCAATATGGTTCTATTCGTATTAGGGACAGACAGAACGAACTGATCAGGATTGCTCGTGACATGACCCGCATGGCGGCGGAAATCATGGCGGAGAACTTCGATCCGCAGACGCTTCTCGATATGAGCCAGGTGGATGATGTCCCTGAACAAGCTCAGATCGATCAGCAGATTGCCCAGATTCAGAGCCAGGTCGAACGGGCCGTTAATGATCCACGCATCGTTGAAATGGCGCAACAGAATCCCCAGCAGGCCCAGCAGATCCAGCAACAGGTACAAGGGCAAATCCAAGAATTAGAGCAGACCGTTACGCTGGAAAAGATTATGGGCCTGTTGCGGGAACAGCGTATGCGGCCTTTTGTTCTGGAGATTGAGACGGATTCAACCATTCAACCGGATGAGGATGCCGAGAAACAGCGCACCAATGAGTTTATGGGCGCTGTAGGCGGCTTTATCTCCCAGGCCGGCCCAATGGTTCAGCAAGAGCCGGCAACAGCGCCGTTCGTGGCTGAAATGCTTAAGTTTGTGGCTTCAAAATATCGTGCTGGTAGGGAACTGGAAGGCACGATAGAGGAATTTGCAGACGCCATCAAACAGCGTGGTGCCCAGCCACAACAAGGCCCGACGCCAGAGCAGATGGAAGAACAGCGACAGGCTCAGGAGGCACAAATCAAACAGCAGGCCGATGCTGCTAGGACACAGATTGAAATGAAGCTGCTTGATGTCAAAAAGGCAGAGTTTGCACTGCAACAACAGCAGGCAGAGTTTGAATTGTCACAAGGCGATACATCGCAGGCTGATTTGTTCAAGGAGCAGAACGAAGCATCGTTCAAACAGCAACAATTACAACATGCTGAAGCTCTAGCGGAACAGAAGAGGCTTCTGGATGTCCAATTGGCAGAAATCGACGCCAGATTGCAGATTGCGCTTAAACAGATCGATGTCGCCAATCAGCCGGCAGAAAATGGTGAAGTGAAAGAAACGAGTGAGGAAGGCGAATCCGAGCTTGCGGCTATTTTGTCAGAGCTTTCATCGCTTACGGCTCAGATTGGCATGAATATGCAGGCACCGAAACGGGTCATCAGGGATGAAAATGACCAAGTGATCGGTGTTGAACCGGTTCTGAACTAATGGCTGCCCCGACATATTCGGAGGATTTGACCGATCTAACGCTATGTGAAGCCACGACAGGCTTTTCTGCGTTAGGTGGCGGTGGTGCTGGCTTGGGCGTTGGTGTTGACTTTGCCATTCAAGGCACGAATGCGCTAGATAAGCAGGTTACGGGAACCACAACAAAAGGTGCAGTTTGGGATAATGGCTCCACAATTACGATGGGGGCTAATGATCATGTCTTTGCTTGGATTTTTGCAGCGACGCCCGGCATTCTCACAAGTCTGGCAACTGGCGGCAAGCGCCTGACAATTGGTACATCCACGAGCGATTATAACGATTATTATGTTGATGGAAATGACAGCCAGCCAGAAGGCGGTAACAAATGCTACGTGGCGCGCTACACCACGTCAACGCCTTCACCGGGGGCACAAACGGGAACACCAGGCGCTAATCCTCAGTGGTTTGGCGGACAGCTGAGCACGGCGGGCACATCAAAGGGCATTAATCTCGGTCTCGACGCAATTCGATATGGGTCCGGTGCATTCATCACAGCGGGCGATGGGACAACGCCAGCGACGTTTGCAGGGTTTGCTACCCAAAACGACAATTCGTCTAACAGGTGGGGCCTTCTGTCTCTTATAGGTGGGATCTATCAGTGGCAGGGCAAGTTTGTTGTCGGCCAGAACAATGCCGGCACGCCGACAGCCGCCCATTTTGACGATTCAAGCGGTGCGACGGTGACAATCACTGACACACCGCATTCATTGACGGATTTCACCGAACTGATAATTGATCATGCATCAACGGTCTTCAATCTGACGGGCGCGACGTTCATTGGCTTGGGAACGAATAACCCAGGCAAGGTTACGATCAATAACGCCAGCGCGAGTTCAACGGGATTTGATTCGTGCACGTTTCGATCTATGGGGACGTTCGAAGGTCATGCAAACGTCGATTACATCGATTGTAACTGGGTCACGTGTGGAATTATCACGCAAAGCGGTGGAACGTTTACAGGTGGCACGATCGATAGCGCTACCGGCGCCCATGCGATTGAATCCGATAATCTATCGCTGCTGACCAATATCAACTTTATCAGCGATGGGACTGGCCACGCGGTGCGGTATCGACCGACGGGTGCAGGTCCGTTTACGGTAAACTGGGACGGACACACGGATTCCGGCTATGCGGCAACGGATGGGTCAACCGGCAATGAGACGCTGCTGATCGATCCCGTCACAGCATCAGCGAATGTCACGGTCACAGTAGCTAATGGAGCCGATACGCCGACAATCATGGAGGCAGCAGGGTATACCGGGACATTTACCTTAGTTGAGGGACTTGTTTCCTTCACGCTGACCAATGTGGTGTCCGGTTCGCGTTTCCATGCGGCAGCTAAGTTCACAACGTCCACAGTGGGCGCGACATGGAATGGGACTGGTGATAGTACTGTTCGCCTGACAGTGACAATCCCATCAACCATGCCGACGAGCGGTAATGTGCGGCTGTGGAATGGGACGTTTTACGACATTTATGCCTATACGGGCGTTTCGGGAACGGATCTGACGGGCATTAGTCCGACGCTTTCACAGGATTATGGAAGTGCGGTGGCTTTGATTGAGGATTTCATTGCCCCGACATTGATTTCCGTTGATCCATACACAGTAAATGTTCAGGCAAATCAGGATTTTGAGGCTATTTTGGCGAATGCTAGCGGAACGCCAAAATACGAGCCCATCCTTATCGTTGACAATACGGGATCAGGATTCGCAAGGCGCGTGTCTCAGATTGAGGATTAAGAAATGGCTTTAACAGATGGTGATTTCTCCATTGCCGCCAATGGCGATATTCGAGAAGTTGCGGGTACATCGTTACATCAGTCCGTTGAGCTGCATCGATGGCTTATGGACAAACTGGATGACCCAGCCAGCGCCGGCGATGATCTTCTGGCGGTGGATAACGCTATTATCCCGTCGAGACGTATCACCGACAACACGATCCAGCTAAACACGCCCTATAATATTGATCAGACGGTTTCCGAACGGTTCTACGACGGTTCGATCACGCAGAATGATGGTGATGACGTTTATTCCGCTCTTGTCGTTAAGGGCACTGTTGCCTCTACCACAACGGTTTTGATTATCCAGGACGGTGCGCTCGTCACGAATTTCTGGGGTGATACGGCAGGAGCCTATGCGGATTCAGCCAATCAGATCCTATTGCAATGCTTAATCAAGTCACGCACGGCCGGTGCGGATATTGATGGTAAGCGCATCCTTTTGAAGGCGGCTGAGCTTGGTGATTCCTATGCGGAATTCCCGGTTACGCTGTCTACAGCCAAAGAAACCGGCGCGCTATCGACGCTTACCGATACATTCAATCAAACGGCCGCCGGCACGATTGCCACGTGGACAACCATCACGAACACCGAAGGCTATCGATCGATCGATATCGATGGGAATGGTTCTAATGAAAACTATTTCTCTGAAATCAATATCGGGTCGCAGACGGAAGCGGACACCTATGAACGTGGAAAATGGCAGCAACGCCGTGGATCGACGGAAACGCTTTATGGGCTGACCGGACCGCTATTTCGGGGCATCACCCATGAAATCACCGTTGACACACCGACGGGAACGTTGGTCGAACCGGAGCTTCTGACGTGGACTGAGGCCAGCGTAAGTTCATCCGGACAGCTTCTCGCTACGGATTCCACGACAGCGGCCACAAAGGTCTGGATTCAGCTTATCAGCGGCATTGCGCCGACGGATGGGACTGTCCTGACGGGAGCTGGAGCGGGGACTGTAACGGTCAATGTCACGGTTACGACACGACCGATTAACGCCAACTGCTGGATGGGCAATTATACTGGTGCCTGGTTGGGTGCTTATGGTGTCGGCTTTGAGGCAGCGGACGTTGTAGCGGCAGATGCCTTCACTGCCTTGGATAACGTTTCCCGCAACCCGCCGAACAATGTTAGTGTGGAGGCTACTGGATTGGTCTCCGGGGATATTATCTTCGGGGCTTACACGAAGACGGACACGGACACGGTGTCCGGGGTTCATTCGGTTGGTGACACGACACTGACGCTGACGACCGGCATTGATGTGACCTACGACACTGTAGGAAGAATCATCATTGATGGTACGGAGCATGTTTTCACGGGGTATACGGGCGCTTCCGTCACCATTGGCGGTTCCGGCTTAAAGAGCGCCTTGACGGGCGGTGAAGCAACATCAGTCACGCAATTTTATAATGATGAATTTACGACCGATGTCCCGGCTGGCGTATATAACGGGACCGGCGATAGTGTCATCCAGTTTACCACGACCATCGGGGCGGCCTTCCCGACATCCGGAAAGGTCAGGCTATGGGATGGTGTGGACCGTTATGATGAATATTCATATACGGCGATATCCGGACAGCAATTGACCGGCGTAACGCCAACCCTGTCGCAAGATTACAATACGCAGCCGGGCTTTATAGCAATCGCGTCGGAAACTGCGGCCGGAGCCAGCTTATCCAAGACTGTAGTGCATTCAAGCGATAGGGCGGGTCGATGGAGACTTTATAACGCAGCCAATAATATCGAACCATTTGAGGTCGGCTTTACGGTCACTTCCGGTGGTTCCACAACGCAATTGATCAGGAATTCCGATGCCTAAGCTCGCTCCTGAACATATGAGGATGATCAAGCGGTATCATGAGCTTCGATTTTCTCATAAGCCGCCTACATGGACAGCGGCACGCAAGAGGCAAGTGATAAAAAAGCTAAAGAACGCCCCGGAGGATATACGTGCCAAACACATGGCCGAAATAAGGGAGTTCCTACGGATCAATGGCGACAACAATAAATAATATTAAGGTGGACTTCGGTCTTGGTGCAGCGCCGCCTAGGGTGACGTTTCTTCAGGGCGCGGATATGAATATCACCAATATCCGAGATACCTTGCGGCAAATAGAGGAAAGCGAAGAGGGGCGAATGGCTCCAGGCGCGACCAGTAAGGCAGGAGAGGGTAAGGGATGGATCGCAAGGGCTGGTGGTAACTTTGAGTTTTCGGAGACGGAATCGTCAGCCTTAACACTGGAAATCATGGCGCCATTTGATATTTTTTTCGAAAGTGGTGCGATCCCGTTTCAAACTTCTGTTGGGTCATTAATCGGAACGTTTGCGGATTCGCCGGGAGCCATTGTGCAGATCAACAATGCAATCGGCGCTTCCAATCTGAATACCGAACAAATCAACGTTCAGGCATTTTTGAACGCAACGGTTTATATCGATACGCTAGATGGCAATCCTGGGACGGCATTCTCATTAGGAACGCCGGCGGATCCTAGTGATAATTATCCCGATGCCAAGGCCATTGCTAATTCTCGTGGCTTCAGCAAGTTCCATCTTCGCGACACGTTAACGCTGACATCCAGTCATGTGACGGCTGAAACGGAATGGGAGGGCAACGGCCCGACGAATTCGGAAATCATTTTGGCGTCCGGTGCGGATACAACTGGCGTCTTTTTTAAAGATATGACGGTATCCGGGATTTTTTCCGGTGCGACGGACTTGGAAGGATGTTGGGTCGATACATCCACGGGATTCAGTGGAACACTGAAAAATTGTTCCCTACTGGGTGACATCACGCTGGCATCTGCTGGAACCACAACGCTTGTCATAAATGATTGTCAATCACAGGTAGCCGGTTCGGGTAGGCCGAAAGTAGATATAAACGGCGCCAATATCGATGTGAATATACGAAGTTATGTCGGCGGTTTGACATTAGCAGGACAATCACAGGTCAAAAATACTAGTATTGATATTAATCCAGGAACGATTGAGATAGATTCGACATGTACAGCAGGCTTTGTGCGTGTAAGGGGTCATGGTGAATTAATAGATAATTCAGGTCCGAGTTGCATTGTCGATAGCACTGGGTTTTTACAGATTGATGGTGACATAGCAGGGCAATTCGTTGAGGGATCAATCACGATTGAAGGCGCATTAAGAGCCATTTTAGCGGCCAATGCAGCGAAATTGACGGGTGCAGATACGACAAGCATTGCTATTCGGGATACGGGGGACACAAAGGACAGGATTCTTGCAACGGTCGATTCGTTCGGCAACAGAACGGCGGTGACGCTAGACTTGAGTGACTAATGTTTGCCGGCCGCTATTTCGCGCCCCGGTATTTTGCAGGCCGTTATTTTCCGCCGGCAGTCGCAACGGGTGACGGCGGCGTAAAAAGCATGATGGCTCCGTGGATGGGCGGAGCCGGCACATTCACTGGAGACGCCGGCAAGCGAAGCATGATGGCCTTTTGGGCTGGTGGTGCTGGCGTAGATGAGCGCACTGGGTCATTCTTCAGCCTGTTTGCCCCATGGATGGGCGGTGCGGGCCTTGGTGTGGGACCGAGTGAAGAGATAATTGCTCTTCAGACTGACACACATGATGGTAAGCCAAGGCAATATCAAGATTTTGAAGGCGCGTTGCCGACACTTCTTGAAAAAATGGCGCATCAAGAAGCGCTGGATGAACGAGAGAGAGAAAAGCTAAAACGTCTTGAATCGCTGAAAAAGAAAATCAGCGTTAAGACTATTCGTAACGTTATTGATAAGATTGAGCCATCACAAGTCAATGTGAAGGCTCTTGCTAAAGCATTGGCGGATGTGCAATCGATAGCGCCTCCAAATAAGCGTAAATTCGAACTTGATATTACAGTTGAAAGCATAACAAGACAGTCGGATGAAGAGGCCATTTTGATGCTGTTACTAATGGATTTGTGATGCATACAATTGAATATGGCTTTAATGCTCTCGTCACGATGCTACAACCTTTGATGGTGCAATTTACGGTGGCGAATGGCCTTGCTCAGGATTCTATTGCTCGGATTCAGGAAGATTCAACCGCTCGCATCCAAGAGGATACGACCGCTCGGATGACGGAAGGGACATAACGTGGCTGGTAAAATCACTGAAATGATCGATATTGGCAATCCATTGGAAGATGGAGACCTGATTGAAATCGCAGATGATCCGGCTGGTACGCCATTAACGAGAAAATCCGCAATTTCCCGCATTTGGGATTATATGTGGGATAAGAAATACCCACGCACGGCTGGCGAAATCGCTGCATCTGTTACACCGGTCGATTATTCCTACCCGCCGGGTCATCTTTATCGATATGTTGTGAACGTAACGCCCGGAACAACGGATTTATTGACGGGGTTCAATGCTGCGCATGATAGTTTTGATGAGACAGATGATGACCGATATGGAGCGATAATTCGATTTCCGGCTGATCGTTGTTTTTTTAGTGACACATTGAAAATTTCTAAACGAGTATTTTTGAAAGGTGAAGGGCGCGGCGAGCAAAATGATACAGCGGGCACGCAATTAATATTCCCGAAAGATATAGATTGCATCAGAATTTATAGCTCAGTGGTTGGCGATGGTCCGCCTGGAACAACATCCGGGGCGTGGACAACTATTGAAGATTTGATGATTTGGGCGAAGGATTATGGGACCGCTGTCAGTGGAATAGGTATTCACGCCACGGCAACGCCTTTCTTGAATCGTGTTGGCGTTCGCAATGTGGGCGGGCATGGTATCTATATTGCTGGCGGGCAAGTGCCAGGATTGGCCAATGAGTGGTCGGTTACAAACTGTTTTGTCAAAAGCATTGGTGGGGATTGCATCCATGTATTTGGCAATGATGCCAATGCAGGCCACAGTCTTAATAACGATTATAGCGATGCGCCGAATGGATGGTCCATCTGGGATGAAAGCGGTTTAGGGAACTTATACGAATCCGATCACATGAATAATAATGGTGTGGGGACTGTCCATACCAGCGGCGGCTCAAACGAGAGCATGTTCCTTTATTGTTATGCCGAGCAAGCGGGATCGAACGGCCACGAAATAGCGCCTCCCGCAATGATTATCGGCGGGTATCTGGCCAAATCACCGCCTTATCCAAAATTGGATATCACGGGCGATGGGTCAGGTGCGGCCGGGACTGTTTTAACAAATGTGTCAGGCGTCGTCACTGGCGTCCATATGACCAATTATGGTTCTGGATACACGACGGCCTCAGCAGCAATAGATTATGGTGTAGGCACAGGCTCTGGAGCGACGTTTAGCACCAGCATTGTCAATGGCGGTGTCGATTCGGTTAATGTAACGGCTGGCGGCGCAGGGCATGGTGTCAAAGCGGCGTATACAGCCATATTTATTGCTGCACAAGGCGGTTGGCGGTGCTGGAATGGATTTGATGTAGAAATGTCTCCGGGCGGCACGCAGGGTCGTCTGGAAATCGGATTTCCTGATATACCGTTGTCGGTGAAAATGCTGGATGAAGCGACGAAACTGGAATGCTTCAAATGGAATTCCGTAAGAGGATGTCACGACACACAGGTTGGCGGGGTTGTTGCCGAACGCATTGTAACATCTGCATCGACAGGTTCGACTGGCGGGCGGTCATCATCACTTGATCCGGGAAGCGTCATGTTTCCAGCCGGTCTTTGGCTTGGATTTGATGCAAATGGCAGGCACTTAAGCGTTGCATCCGCAATGCCGACAAGCGGTGAATATGCTGAAGGCGATATTGTTTTCTATTCCAATCCGACGGATCTGGGCACATCCAGTCCGTATATCATCCTTGGGTGGATAAGGCGCATAACGGGCACCAATCACGTTCTGGGCACTGATTGGTCAGAAATGCGCGTTCTTATTGGTGACATTGCGCCTTACAGACAGGGCGTCATTGATGAAACGACAACGGCAAGAACATTAGCGGCGTCTGATGAAAATCAGCTAATTCGCTGCACGAATGCATCAGCAGTTACGATAACGCTGCCTTTGAATGCGACCGTAGCCATTGAAGTGGGGGCAAAATTCTGGATTGAACAAGCCAACACTGGCTTGGTTACCGTTTCCCCGGCGGCAAGCGTTACGCTTAATTTGCCGGGCGCGACGGCTGGGACAACGGTTGAGCAGCATCGGACACTATGGGTGCAAAAGGTGACAACTGATGTGTGGCATATGGGCGGAGATTTCTCATGAGAATCGCATCAGGTGTTGTTGATCAATATATTTATTTTGTTGCAGTCGATAGTGGGGATTTTGTAACGCGGGAAACAGGATTAACGACTTTTACGGTCTATAGATCACGCAATGGTGGTGCGCCGGTCGCAATGACGACGCCAACAATCAATGAAACTGATACAACGAATATGCCGGGCATTTATGAACTGCTTTTAGATGAAGATATGACAATCGATTCAGGTGATGATACGCAGGAAATGGTCTTTCATATCACACATGCAGGCATGGCACCGGTAACCCGAACTATAGAGCTTTATCGTCCAAAAATAACGGTTGGCAATACGCTGGATGTAACAGCAACCGGAGCCGGCGGCATCGATTGGGGCAATATCGAGAATAAGGCAGCAGCGGTGGATCTTAGCGGAACGGATATCCAGCTTTGTGACACAGTGACGACATGCACAACCACAACCACTAACACGGATATGCGCGGCACAGACAATGCAGCAACGGCCGTTGATCTGGCTACCGTCGATACAAATGTTGATGCGATTTTGGTCGATACGGGAACGGATGGCGTAGTTATCTCGGCTGCCATAATGAATTCGATCGCTGATGCATTGTTAGATCGGGATATGTCTATAGGAACAGATTCGGGTTCACCGACGGTGCGGACAGTTAGGCAGGCATTGAGATTCTTGCGGAATAAATGGTCGATTGCCGGCACAACGTTAACCGTCACAAAAGAAGATGACACAACGCAATCGTGGACTTCTAGTGTCACGACGGACGCAGCGGCCGATCCAATCACGGCTAACGATCCGGCATGATAAAGATAATCCGGAAATCTGGACCTCATAATGGCTAGACCAATCTCCATCATTGATTCTGGCGGGAAGCCAGTGACAAACATTGCCGATTTGGATGCCAATCAAGGTATTCCGATGACGCCAGTTGATGCGCCGCTCTATGGTGAGCCGGTAACATTAGTGGATACGGAAGGCGGATCGCCTGTCACGCTCATTAATGAAGATGGAACATTATGGAGTGCTGGGCCTGTTGGTCCAAGTCCTGCCTTCCACCAGAATTTTTTGCTGGATTCGGGATCAGCTATGTCTGTCGCTGCCGTAGTTGGTCCCACATTGACATTTACTAGAGCCGGGTCGGGCACATGCTTTAATGAGAGCGGCGTGCTCGTAACGGAAACGACAAATACGCCGCGCTTTGATCATGATCCTGGAGCCGGTAATGCGGCAAGAGGTCTGTTATTTGAAGGCAATTCAACCAATTCATGTCTATGGAGTGAGGATTTTACGAACGCTGCATGGAACAAAATCAATGTTGACGTGCCGACAACGAACAATGCCTCACCGGATGGCGCTAATACGGCCGATGAGATTGCGGCCACAACAACGGCCGATCAACAATATGCTGTTTATCAATCTTTCACAGGTTTAACGGCCGGGCGCGCTACGACGGTATCCGCATTTTTGAAGGCGGGGGTTAACGCTACCTTGGTTCAACTAGTCTGGGATGCTGATGGCGCAGGAACTAACGGGTGCTTTTGTAATTTCAATTTGTCGTCCGGCGCGAAAGGTACGCCAACGGCATTGACCTCCGGGACCGCTAACAGTGCTTTCATACAAGACCTTGGCGGCGGGCTTTATAAGCTTAGTTTATCAGGCAGCATTGCCTCAGGTACGGTGGGCCGTTTTACGATTGGTATCGTAGATAGCATCTCCGAAGGCGTTTTTGGGAGTGCTAATCTTACGGATAATGATAGCATTATTGCATGGGGTGCTCAGGTGGAGCATGTCAATCTTGGATTAACGACTGGACTTGCGTCATCTTATATTGCAACGACATCGGCGGCCGTATCAAGAATAACGGATGTTTGCACGACATCGGATGTAACGTGGCATAGCGGAGCAGCGGGATCATGGGTCTTAAAGTTCCGGGCTAATGGCTACGGCGCTACAACCCGATATCCCTTTGGCATAAATGACGGTTCGAACTCAGATTTTGAGTTGTTTGAAATGAACACGAGTGGCGGCATTCGCACATGGATTAAGCCGACGACGGGCAATCAGGGCACGACGACGAACTCGACATTGGTAATAGGCGATCTTCACAAGATAGCGTTTGCCTACCAAACCGATGACTTGGCAAAGTATTTTGATGGGTCTGCGGCCGGAACAGATGCTACGGTGGACTATCCTACTGGCCTATCCTCTCTAGCGTTAGGAGAGTTCTTAGGGGGTAATAAGTTTTTTGGCCATATAGAGGATCTGAAATATTATGACAGTAGAGTAACAAACGACTTTATGGTTACCGCTACGACATGAGAAAACATTGGATTTGGCACCCAATTGAAAAAAGGTTGGTTCCGGCTGAGAAATATGTGCGGCCACAATCTGGGCGATCTGATTTACCGTCGCCGATGATTATAGCCGATCATATGAAGCCGGTTCAGTCCATGCTGGATGGGCAGATGTATGACAGCAAATCGGCTCTTAGAGCGACATATAAGCAGGCTGGTGTTGAAGAATTGGGTAATGACGCGCCATTGACCAAAAATGCGGTCAAAAAGCCTGATACGAAAGCCATTGAAGAGACCGTAGGCAAAAGTCTCGCAAGAATTGGCATAACCGACTAACGCACCCTTTCAGAGAGGATATCATGAGTGAAGAACAGGCGGCGGAAGCCGTAGCTGAACCCGTTGACGTATCTGATGAGCCGGTAATTGAGGTTGATGAGGCTAAAGCCGCTGTCGATCGCGCTTTTGAGGCCGTCTCAAGTGCGGACTTGAAAGAAGCGATAGAGCAACCCGATCTAGTCGAAAATCAAGAAGCAACAAAGAAATTTACAAAGGATTTGGAGAGCGACCTTAAGGAATCTAGATCAAAAGACGAGACAAAGCCTGCCGAGCCGAAAGTTGACGCCAAGGGCCGGGAACATAATCCGGACGGCACATTCAAAGCGAAAGAAAAGGATGATGGCGAAGAGCCCGAAAATACCGCCAAGGAAGAGCCAGCCGACAGTTCGATCACGACGTTTGCCGAGCCACCGAACCGCTTCAGCGCCGACGCCAAGAGTGCATGGAAAAACGCACCGGAACCAATTCGGGCGGAAATACACAGAGCGGTCAAAGAGTTAGAGTCGGGAATTGAGAAATATCGTGAAGAGATAGCCGAGTTTGAGCCGCTGCGTGAATACAACCAGATGGCCAAGCAACATGGGACCAACATAAAGGATGCATTAGACCGTTATACCGGTCTTGAAAGAATGTTGGCGGGCGAGAACCCGATGGCGGCAATCCAGGACGTTATGAGTTATGCGG